AGATGCGACAGCGATCTTACCGGCTGAGTCGATAGCGACGAGCGCGAACTCAGTCACAGCAGATGCGCATACAAAGGTCTTGATGATCTGGTACATGATCACGCTCCTTAGTTAAAGACGCTGTTATAAGCGTCAGGGTTTTGGGTTCGATATAAGTTGAGAGCCTCACTGAAGTTGAGGCCCTTCTCGTCAGCGAGTAGCTTGACCTGCTCTGCGAGCGTGGCCTTGCTGAGCTCCTCACCTGAAGCGCCATGCCCGATCTCTTTGAGAGGGACCGCAGACGCTGAAGGGCGCTCGCTGAACATCTGCCAAAACTCGGGCATGTTCTCGCGAACGTCCCAAGCCTTCTCAGCTGCGCTCTGCTCTGCAGGGCTGACCTTGCCCTCGCGCAAGAGGGTGCTGACCGCCTCGCGTCGCTCAACATCAAGCTTTTCAGCCTCGATGACCTCGAGGCGCTCGCTGAGCTTCTGATTCTGAGCGCGCAGCTGCATGACCTCTGCGAGGACATTAGGAGATGTCTCGCTAAGCTGCGCAGGCTCGCTCATCTTCTTCTCTTTGTCGTCGTAGCTGTGGCCCATCTTCTCGGCCTCGGCCTCGTCTTTCTTGGGCTCCTCAGCCATCTTCTCGTCCTCAAGCTCACCAGCGAGAGAAGCCTCAGCCTCCTCGGTCATGTCTTGTAGGCGCTTCTCAAGCTCACGCACCATCGCATCTTTGGCAGCGAGGGCAGCACGAAGCTCGTCGATGTTCATAGACTCAAAGTCCATCATCTGCTCCTTTTCACTAAGTGTCACCCGGTCAATGCTGTCATGCGATTGAGCAGGTCGGGGGGTTAAGGTGACAGCGAGCAGCTGAGCGTCGCCCACTTTATCGCCACCATTACGAGTAAAAATTTCGCCATGCAGATATTCGGGCGAGCTCCAAAGCACGCCTCCCGCATCTTGCACGACCTTAAGCCCTCGCTCGTTATACGCTGGGACTGCGTACAGACCATCAGCGCGCAGATCGAGATCAACGATCATGCCGAGCGCGTTGCCTGACTCAGGAGGCGCAGGTGTGCCACCTCCAAAGGGTGAGGTCGCATGCTGCCAGTCAATGATGACCGGGTCTGCATCGCGTCTCTCATTAAACACCCTCACCATCTCCTCGAGGAGCTCCTGATCAATCGGTGCGCCTATCGCCTCGCCATTCATCCGGCTTGAGACCTGACCGAGCGCGAGCGTCTTAAACGGCTTGCCGATGGTGAGGCCCTCTGGCACGTCATATGATTGATCAGCGAGCACCTGCACTGCTTCACCATAAGCGCGCAGTGCTGTCTGTTTATCTGCTGCGTTCATCTTTTCAACCACCTTTCGAGCCCAAGCGAAACCGGGATCACCTCCCCAGCCGTCCCAAGCCTGTCTGCCCTTGCCGTAATCGTCCCAGGTCTTGCCCTCTTTATCGACCTCATGCCTAGTGAAATACGCGAGCATCCTGCGTACTGTCTCAGGTGAGAGCGTCTTGCCTGCGATCAGGTCGCGAGCGCGAGCGATGCCGACCGCAGTCATGCCTCGTTGCGATTGGGGCTTGTCCTTACGACGACGCAGAGCGCGCTCGGCTGCCTTGCGTGCGCCCTGTGGCGGCTTGAAATCGATGTGATTATATTTCTTAGGCGCGAGTAAAGCCGCCTCTGACTTTGCCTCAGTCTTTTGAGGGTGCCCGGTGGGCAGCAAGTCAAGGTCGGTCGTGTATGCCTCTTTACGCTGACCTGTGCCGACGAGCTTTAAGAACGCCTTAACGCGACCGTATGCCCATTGATTCCGAGTCATGCCAGGGCGATGCGAGACACTGAAAGCACCTGCGCCTCTGCGAAACACCGCTTTAAGAGAGCCAAGATCGACTTTTTTGCTCTTAGCTTTGTATTTATCGTTGTGCTTGTCGACCATACCCTGAAGGGCTCGCGAGACAGACTCAGAGATTTGAATTCCTCCTCGCTTGCCTGATGCTGAGCCCTGCGGGTTTTTCTTGCTGCCCTTGATCTGATCGCGCTTGGGCGCTGGCGTCTGTGCCTTAGTCCTTGCCATTTCGACGCCTCCTCATCGCTGCCTCTGTTAGAGCTGCGATGCCACTACTTGCGCTGACGGTTCTCTCGACGGCAGATCGTTGTGCCTCCTCGGGCAGGTCGCCAGCACCGAGACGCTCCCTTATGGCACGCTCGAGCTCGTCGTCCGGCGTGAGCAGCCCTGACGTAACGAGCTGCGGCAGCATAGCGAGAGACTCTGCTAGATCGTCGGTATCGAGACCGGTGTGAACGAGGCGAGGCAACTTGCTGGGGTCCATCGGTCCGTAATTCCATCGAATCAATCTCCCTATCGTGCCGCCTCCTCGTCTATCCACGCCTGAGACTGCAGAGCTCACGATGTCACAGAGGTTAATGGCAGCGCGTCGGAACACGCTTAGATGAATTTCACCGACCGAGCGTGCGCCCGTGTTGCTGATACCGAGGTTCGCAAACTGCGCTAAGAAGCCCGTTGATATCTGGTTGTCGCACTCTTTGATGATGTCGAGAGGACCGCTCGCATAAAGGTTAGGCGCTGATGCGTATTGATCGAATTTAACGACGGCATTGTCAATGAGGTATGACTGCTCTGCAGATAGGAAAGCCTGCGCTTGTGCTTCTGCCTCATCGATCATCGCGTTAATGTCTGCATCAGTTAAGCCATGCATCTCTGCGACAGATCGATCAACAGAGACACGAGGAGTCGGGACCGCCCAACGATCAACACCGACGCACATGAGATTCGCGACGCGCTGCTTAGTACGCCACCACCACCAGACAGGGCGCAGCATCCCTGAGCCCTCAAAATTAGAGCCGGTGCGATTAAGCGTGAGCAGCAGGAGCTTGTTCGATGGGATAGGCTCGGGCACCTTGCCGACACCGACGACCATCTGCTGCACACCATCGAGCTTTTGATTATCTCGAGACAGCCAGCGCAGGTGCGCGCTCGGCTCACGATCTGCATAGAGGTCGAGCCAAACTCGCGCTTTACCGTTGCAGTCTGGACCGACCTTGTAAACCTCCTCGGCATAGCGATAGCCCAGGGGGATAAACTCGAGCAGGTAGCTGAGCTGCTCTTCCCAGCTGATCGACATCTGCCCGCTGTACCCATCGAACCCGTAAGCCTCGTTCGCATAACGGGCGAGTTCATTGGCGACCGGGTCGAGCTCGTCAGCAGACTCAAAGCGCCATGATGCGCTGAGTAGCGTCTGCCTGAGCATGTGCCATGATCGACGCACGACGGGATCAGTGCGCAGCATGTCCTCAGCCTCGCGCACCCAATTGAGCCCGGTCAGCTGAGCGTTGCGCTCATAGCCTGAGATCATGCCACCAGACAAGAACGTGCCGGTGATGCCTCGCGTCTTAAATCGCGGGTGCAGCGCCCTCATGTGCCGAGGCGTCTGCTCATCATCAGCATTATAGTCTAGCTTGCGCATGTGCCCTCAGATCGTTTGCTCTCTCTCGTCGGGCTGTTACATGCGTCGGTTCTAGTGTTGTATTAACTCTGCGCTTTGTCAAGCTTGTTAGGCCATGCACCTCGCGCTTTAAGCTCACCTTGATATAACACAGGCTGTTCGGTGCATGTGACCTCAGACCAGCGCCATTTGTGAGGCTCGCCTACTTTGACCCAAGCGCCACAGCGCAAGCAGTAACGGTGATCACGGATGATCATATTTCGCGAGCTCATGCGTCAGATACCAGAGCGCCTTCTGTAGATCCTCGTGAGCGTTGCCCTTAAGCCCTGCTCTCGCGACATACTTGACGACATTGCCGAGGGCGAAGCCGAGGCCCCATGCCTCAATCGCGTCGATGACCTCAACGCCTGAATCTGCATGATAGTGCGTCGGGTGATCGACGGTCGACGCTGGCTCATCTGCTGTCAGGTCGACGCGCTTCAGATAACTCTCCTCGAGCTCTGCCTCTGCTGCATAGTCAATCGATGGATATTCAGCCATGTTTTGCTCGCTCCGAGATAAGATCAATCTTGCCCTCAAGTTTGAGTAGTTCTGCATAGAGGTCATCAATCCTTTTCGCGAGCTGCTCCTGCTCTTGATGCTCGAGCTCGAAGCGTCGACTTGTAAACTTATAGAACATGTAGAGCAGGCCTACTGTGACAACTGCGACAAGATTATTCGGGTCGAGAATCTTCTCTATGACGCTCGGGTTTAGCGCGCTAGGGTCTGCCATCTTAAAAGCTCCTCGAGTCTGTGGTGATGCCTGACCGTCGGTTGCGGTTGGGCTTGCGTCGCGAGGTGTATGAGCTCCGGCTCACCTCATCTGACCAATAGTTGAAAATGCAGTCATAGCGCAGAGCGTCGAGAGGATCCTCTCGGCCGTCTTTGCGCGGCTGCTCTTTGTTGTCCCAAGCATAAGACATGAGCGCCTTGCGTATGCTGTTGCCGGTGGCGCGCTCGCCCTTCTTCCAAACCTCGCGAGTGATCAGGTAACGACTGCGAGCGAAGGCGCGCTTAAGCCTCTGCACCCCGTTCAATATGTCGGTGCGCACCGGGTCGGTCGTGTTCCTTAATGGCATACCGATACCGCCTGATTTAAAGGGCTTTGCAATCTCACGAAAAGCCGAGCGCCCTGTCTGATCAGATCGCGCTCGCCCTGCCTTGTCTGCGCAGCCTGCATCGAGCCAGATGCGAGGACCGGGCGCAGCTGCCTGGTTAGATCGAGGCCACGCGACGCGCAGAATCATCTCGCTCAGCTGTGAGATCGTGACCTCTTGCGGGTTGATCTCATGCACGATGACCGACGCTTGCCTCACCTCATCGTAAACGATGATCAAGACCGACGGCTTGCGAAAGCCCCAATCGATGGCAATGCGCCCTGTCATCTCGGGCGAGTATGTGAAGTCGTCTATGACGTGCGTCTCGCTGTTGAACTCTTGATAGACGAGACCGCTTGGAGGCTTGGGCCGATTCATGACCATCGCCTCGCGCTCATCATCAGGCAAGAGCTTGGTCGCCTCAAACCATTGATCTGAAAGATTCGCCTCGTTGACGTAGCTTGTAAACAACAGAGGCGCGTTGCCTGCGTCCTCAGCCATCTGACACCACCAAGCATCGCTTACCGGCAACCCGACAAGAATCAGGGTAGGCGTCGGTCCTGATCGCAGACGACCGAGCGCCTTATGCGCGACCTCGGCTGAGAGAGTCTGGCACTCATCGATCAGCGCGACGCCTGATGTCACGTTGATACCCTCGAGAGGGTTGTGGCTTGCATCGCGAGTGCCTGGGCGAAAGTAGGAGCGACAGAGGACAGCCGAGCCGGTGTGCGTGTCAGTCCACTGCCTGAGCGTGTGATTATAAACCCAACCTCGAGGGCTGAGCCATTTTTCAATCTCGGGCATGAGGACAGAGTTATATCGCCCGTTTGTATCTGTGATAAGTAACGAGGTCGTGCCCGGTCTGGTCTTAGCAATAAACCACAGCGCGAACACAAGCGACGAGGTCTTACCCGAGCCCCAACCGCAGCGCGCAGCGATGACGCGATCCGAGCGCCTTATGCCTCCTATGACCTCAAGCTGCAGATCGTTAAGGGTCAAGTCACTCATCGCGCTCAGCCTCGAGCAGATAGGTGATAAGCCTTGACTCGTCGATCTTCAGCCGGTGTGATCGCGTGCCCTTGCGATAACCTGTGATCACCCCAGCGTCGACCAAGGCCAAGACGTAATGTCGCAGCGCATAAACGCTAATATCCTCTGATGCGTAATCCCTAAGAAACCCGCGCAGTGACATGCTAATTGGGGGCCAATTACGGACAGCGAGCAGCGTGAGCTTGAGCTTGTGACTGACACGTGATCGAGCGATGAGCTCTTCAATGTCAGGCGTCTCATCGACAGGCTGAGCAGAGGAGCGTCGCGAGCTCGCGACCTCAAAGAACTGACTCAGGTCTCTACACCTGCACATAGCAGCATCGAGTAACATTAAGCTCTTAAAGTAGCCTCGCCCCATCGGAGAATCTCGCCCGACATCGCGACCCCATATCATGACGATCTCAAAGGGCGTCGCATAGCTGACAGCAGCTGAGCGAAACGGCACACGATAGAGCCCGAGCGCAACGACCCAAAGCGCCTCGCCCTCATACGCGAGCCTCTGCAGGTTGTTGAGCTTAGGCCCCATATGATCGAGCACGCTGTCAAGGATCTCGCCCGGTGATCGATGGTCATTGACTCGCACTTGCCTGGTCTTGACCTCGAGCGCAGCCTCTGCGTGTCCTTGCCTGCGCTGTAAGACGAGGTCGCAAAACTCACCGGGATCGGGCCACGATGGGCGACCGACCTCAAGCGGGTGATCAACCTGCCTGTAGTTTGCCCAATCTGCACTCTCGATCACCGAGGTGAGCAAGCCCTGAAATCGATTGTGGATCCTGACAGCGCCTGCCCTCATCTGCTCGGGCGTCCACGATGACGAGAGAGCAGGGCGATTGATTCTTAATTTTGAATGTGCCATGATCTGCTCGCTTGCTCTGTCTCGGCTCAGTCGTCGCTCTGGTCTGCGTCGGCTGGGCTGGGGTCTGAGTCCTTGACGACTAGGTGCTGAGTCTGCTGCAGCATCGCGATGACCTCGGGCACACCGTCGTCTTTTTTAGTCGTCACCTCAAGCGCCTGCTTGTCACCGTAACGATCAGGGCGCAGCTTTGAGAGCAGCCACATGAGAGCCTTTGTGTCATCACGTCGGGCGATCGTGTCGCGCAGCTCCGTCAGCACCTTGCCCTCTGCAGCAAAGCGAGCGTCTGCGACCTCTTGCTCAAAGTCCGGGTGCCTATCCATCCAGGTATAGACGGTCTGCCTGACGAGGTTCGCACCGACTGCACTCGCCTCGATGCTGTGACCCTCTGAGAGCAGCATTAGGAACTGCTCAACCTTGTGCTTGTATTTAGGCGCTCTGGGTCCGGTTCGCGCAGGCGCGCTTGTCGTGTTTGTCGTCTCTATGTCAGACGCTTCGCGAGCTGCGAGGCCCTTCAGATCAGCCTTCATAAATCCCCCTCGCGACGATCCTCATGCGTCGCTTAGCTGCGTGCATAGTGTGACGATTAAGGCCATAATCTCGGCTCAGCTGTTGCACGTTAAGCTCCTCATCGAAAAAGTGCTTAGCGATGATTCCAGAGTACTTGTTAGTGCCTCGATCTTTGTGCTTAAGCAGGTGCTCTTGTATCGCTTGGGCATCAAGCTGAGCGTCGATGTTTTCGACTCGATCCGAGCTGCTGAGGTGATCGCGCTCGCGCAGCGTCTCGTAAAGATCATGGTCCCATCGTTTAGAATCGCGCAGATGATTAATGCAGCGTCTGTGATGTACCCACCTGATCGCAGGCAAGTATGATTTGTTAGCGTCAAAGATGATAACGCCTCGATCGAGCATGTAGACGCACGTGTCTTGAAACAGGTCGTCAGCGTTCGCAGGGCTGAGCCCAAACTTGTGCATGGCGATGCTCATGAGTAAGGGCTTGATCTCCATTAACTGCTCGCCCATCTTCTCACGCTCGGGCGTCACGCAGCTCATGACTGCCAGCTGTTGCGGTTCTGCCAGCTTGCATCGCCCTGGTTGCTGATCGGGCTGCGCTCTGTGGGTCTAGGTCCTATGAACTCCCAGCTGTCAATAATCACATCAAGGTCTTTCCTACTGATGCCGTCGCGCTCGTACTCGTTCATCTTGAGCTTGCCACAGATCGCGAGGTGTGAGCCGACCCTGACATGCTCTAGGATGCTTGAGCCTGTCTTGCCGAAAGCGACGCAGTGAACCCACATCGTCGACTTTTCACCACCTTTGAGCCGCTGATTTACTGCGAGCGAAAAGCTCGCGATATCGCGATTATGCCCTCTCGCCTCGGGCGCTTTTCCTACGTTGCCAATCAACCAAACACGATTCATTTTATCTCCATCTAAACGAAGGGCTGCGCTCAAGGAATACGCAGCCCTTCTGACCAACCTAAAACACTCTAACCGAGTTGACCATAAACGATCGAGCGCAGGCGCGCAACCCTGATCTGAAATAAGCCGAGGAGCTTCCGACGAGCCTTGCGCTGCTTGTATCGCTCACGATAGATCGCTCTGAGCTCGAGTCGATAGGCGCGCTCGATGGGCGTTTCGCTGGCTCTATCCTCTCTAGCTTCTCTGTTTAGTCGCTCTCGATGTCTGCGCTTGCTGCGCCTGCGAGACTCTTGAGCACGTCGCGCTGCCTCCTCGGGTGTATAGAGCCTGGGTCTGCCTTTGAGCTGAGGACAGGGCACCCTTTTGCAGATCGTCGCGAGGTGCCTGGGGCCATAATGAATGCCCTCGAGCGCGAGGCGTCTGCTGACCTCTTTGTAGGTGATGCCGAGCGCACGCAGCTCGCGAGCCCGGTTGTATTTGTCTTGTCTAGTCATGATCAGGCTTAGGGTAGGGCATGACCTGCAGCTTGAGCGCGTTGAGCCTGTGCTTTCGCTGCTTAGGTGTGCCGAGTATTTTGATGTATCTGTGCTTGGTTGTCTGGACCCTCGAGTGCGCCCAACCTCGCTCGATGGCTGTCTGCTTGTCTATGTTGATGCCGTTCTGCCTGCTGTGGCGAAAGCGCCCGTCTTGATCTGTGTAAATGTCTCGCATGTTTGTTGAGCTGCCAAGATAGAGCCAAGACATCGACTGATACACCCCACCGTGATGGCCCTGCACATCATCAGCGAAGCTTATCACGCACCAAGGCTCAGACAGCTGCTTGAGCCTGCGCGCTCTCTGGTAGAGCCTAATCGACCTACTCATAAACCAAGACATAGAGAACCCGCAGTGAGGCGACCGGGCGAGCCGCTGCAGCTCTTTGACATGATCGACATGCTGAGCGCCAAAGATAGACGCTCGCAGGTTCTCGCTGATCGGCTGACCAAACGAGCAGCACGCCTGCAGCTCATAGGCTCCATTAATGAGCTCATAAGCTCCAAAGCTCATGACGTTGTTAGCGAGCCCTTTGGTGTAGTGATGCAGCTGATAAAAGCGCAGCGCGTCTCGGTTGCTCACAGGTATGATCATGATCGCCACCCACTCGAGACACCTCCTCGCCTGTCGCGACCGATCATCTGCACAGGCTTGCCGAACATCTGCCCGAGCCTCGACTCTGCAGCCGTGTTGCCCTCGCAGAGGTCATCGAGGATGCGAGCCGGTGTGAGATTGGAGGTGGCGACGATGGCGAGGCGCTTAGACGCCCAGCGATCATGCATGGCGCTGACCATCTCGAGCACCTGCGCTCTGTACCACGCAGACCAGTGACCACCGCCACCCATACCGCCCAGCTCATCGAGGCAGAGCAGATCAACGCGCTCGAGCATCTCGTGCAAGTTCAATCGCTCTTTATTAAAGCTCGCTTTGAGGTCCATCATGTAGCCCTCATGAG